ATATTAGAGTATAGACTTCCAAATGCTTATGATTTTCCACATTACAATGGTTCAGCTAGTTGGGGTGTGTTTTGTTGGATATTAGCAGGTAATGGGTTAATTAGTGAAGAGGTAATCGATAAATCACTACATACTCATGCATTTTACAAAGAATCCGAAAAAGTTTACAAACATATGGTTAAACAATATGGATTCGATACTCGAAATTATTTTCCACACACCGATTTCATTGATTGGGTGAAAGAATTTGTAAGAAATGGTGGAAAAGATTTTGATATTCCAAAATAATTTCGTATATTTGTACTTACAAACTACAAAAAGTTATCGCTTGAAAAAAAATCAAAAAAGGTTTGGAATTGTGAAAAACTTTTCGTATATTTGTAACAAATAAATCTCAAAAGTCCACCAAAAATAGGGTTTCTTGATATTTATATAAGGTGTAGGAAAGACACCATAATAAAACCAATAAAACAATTAAAACTTTAAAATTTAAAAATTATGGCACTTGATTTAAATGCAATCAGAGGCAGACTGAACAAACTGCAAAACACTTCAAATCGCAAAGACAATTTGTGGAAACCTACTCCAGGTAAACATCAAGTAAGAATCGTTCCTTACAAATTTGCTCCTGAAAATCCTTTCATCGAGTTATTCTTTCACTACAACATCAACAACAAAACGTACTTGTCTCCAAGTTCATTTGGTAGACCAGACCCAATCGTTGAGTTTGCTGATAAGTTGAAGAGAATGGGTGATAAAGAAGATTGGAAAGCAGCCAAGAAAATGGAACCAAAATTAAGAACATTCGTTCCTGTCATCGTAAGAGGTGAAGAAAACGAAGGTGTAAGATTTTGGGGATTCGGTAAAACTGTTTACCAAGAATTATTAGGATACATCGCAGACCCTGATTATGGTGATATTACCGATGTTAATGGTGGTAGAGATATTACTATTGAATATACATCAGCAGAAGATGCGGGAACTTCTTATCCTGTAACTACAATTCGTATTAAACCAAACCAAACTCCATTGTCTGAAGATAGTGCAGCACAAACTAACTTTATGGAGAACCAAACTAACATTACGGATATCTATTCAGAATTATCTTATGAAGAATTGAAATCAGTATTGGAAGGTTGGTTGAATCCAACTGCAGAAGATGGTGAAGAATCGGTTTCTCAAGAAACTCTTTCAACATCTACAACTAAAGTGAGTGAAAATACTGCTCCAACACCTTCATCACAACCAACGGTTGAGGAAAAGAAGAAAATGGATGATGTGGCATCAGCATTTGATGACTTGTTTAACGGATAATCTAAATTAAATGGCGAAAAAAGAAATGGATTTAGCTGCGGAATTGGCTTCCGAGCTAAACAAAACAAACAAAGACCAAAAAGTTGCTTTCTTCTTGGGAGAGGATGATGCACCTACAAATGTAGATGGATGGATATCAACAGGAGCAGCAATGTTGGATGTTGCAATTTCTAATCGCCCTTATGGTGGACTACCTGTTGGTAGAATTACCGAAGTAACTGGTTTAGAACAAAGTGGAAAATCATTAGTATCTGCACACCTCCTTGCTGAAACACAAAGGCAAGGTGGTGTTGCAGTTTTAATTGATACTGAAACTGCGGTAAGTAGAGAATTCTTAGAAGCAATTGGTGTAGATGTAGCAAAACTACTTTATGTATCAGCTGATTCAGTAGAACAAATTTTCGAATTTACTGAAACAATCATTGAAAAGGTAAGAACCACACAAAAAGATAAGTTAGTAACAATCGTAGTAGATTCAGTTGCCGCGGCATCAACTAAAAATGAGTTGGCAGCCGATTATGGTAAAGATGGATATGCTACTGATAAAGCTATTATTATCTCTAAGGCGATGAGAAAGATTACCAATTTAATTGGAAGACAAAAGATTACTTTAGTATTCACTAATCAGTTAAGACAAAAGATGAATGCTATGTTTGGTGACCCATGGACAACTTCAGGTGGTAAAGCTCTTGCTTTCCATGCCTCTGTTAGATTGAGATTGAAGAATATGGGACAAATCAAACAAAAAGTAAATGGTCAAGACAAGACTATTGGTATGAAAGTACGATGTCAAGTTATCAAAAACCGAATGGGACCACCACTTCGTGCAGCAGATTTTGAAATATTCTTTGATAGAGGAATCGATAACTACGGTTCTTGGATTGGAGTAATGAAAGAAAATAAGTTGGTAAAACAAGGTGGTGCATGGTACACTTACATTGATACTGAGACTGGTGAGGAAATTAAATTCCAATCCAAAGATTTCATCGACTTGATGGAAGAAAGAGAAGATATTAGAGACCAAATCTATAAAAAGATTTGTGAAGCAACTATCTTACAATACAAATCAGATTCTAAAGATATCGAAACACATGAGTTAGATACTGACGGAGCTGAGGTTGTGGAATAAAATAAAATAATAAGTTATGAGTAAATTAAAAGTAATGCTTAAAGCATCTGCAGAAGCAGATAAAGCAAAAGCACTTCTTACATTGGAGTTGTTGGAAAATAATGCAGTAGGTATTGGAGACCACTCAACTGATGATTTTTATAAAAACGCAGAAGAGGCATTATCCAAACTATGTGATGCAAATGATAGATTAGAAACCATTGAAAAATATTTCGGTGGTGAAGATACAATCACTTATACAACAACAACTACATAATGAAGAAACTCTACAAAAACATCCTCAACGAAGTAAATGAGGAACATAAAACGAATCACCTTCGTGAAAGGAATAGTAGAGTTCTAATTATTGATGGGCTAAACACCTTCATCCGAAGTTGGACAACCAACCCTACAATGAATGAGGATGGTGACCATACGGGTGGAGTTGTTGGTTCCCTCAAATCCATTGGATATCAAATTAGAGAATTCAATCCAACTCGATGTATAGTAACCTTTGATGGTAAAGATGGTTCTCAATCCAGAAAGAAAATCCACGAAGGATATAAAGCAGGAAGAGAAAAAAATCGATTTCGAGTAAACCGTCAGTATCAAGGTATGATGGATGAAGAAGAGGAACGATTGTCTATGAAACAACAATTTATTTGGTTAAATGATGTTTTAGATTATTTACCTCTCCAAACCATGATTTATGATGGTATAGAAGCAGATGATACAATTGCATATTTAACTAAACATACTCAATATGATTTAGATGGCGAGGTTGTAATTGTTTCTACTGACAAAGATTTCCTTCAGTTAGTTTCTGATAAAGTAAAGGTATTTTCACCTACTAAAAAGAAATTATATGATAGACAAATGGTATTTGATGAATTTGGTATATGGCCTCAAAATATTCTTTTATATAGAACTTTGGATGGTGATAAATCGGATAACATACCAGGTATCAAAGGATGTGGACTAAAAACCTTAATTAAGAGGTTTCCAGAACTACAAGAGGATAAACTTATCACTCATGATGACTTCTTCTCTCTATGTGAAGAAAAACAAGGTAAAATCAAGTTATATGATGATGTCTTAGAAGCAAAAGAACAACTTTTGATGAATAAGAGATTAATGGAACTTCATGAACCACATATTCCAACAAATCAAAAATTAAAAATCTTAGATAGATTTAATCAAGATGATATAGAATTTAAGAAGTTGGATTTTCTTAGAGTTGGTCAAAAATATAAAATTCTCCAAAACTGGAGAGATATAAATGATTGGTTACATTCAACCTTTCAAAATATTATTACAAAATAGTTTTGATATGTCACAAATTTTTCTTATATTTGTGAAATCAAATTAGGTTATAGATGCAGAATATAGATACTCTTTCTAAATATGGACAATCCTTTCAAACAAAGGTGTTATCATCTTTGATTACGGATGTTCGTATGTTGGATACTCTTAGTGAGATTATACATCCAAAGTTTTTTGAATCCGAGGCAAATAAATGGATTGCGGAAGAGGTAATTTCTTATTACGATGAGTTTAAGAAATCTCCAACCCTTGATGTTTTTAAGGTTGAAGTTTCAAAGTTGGATGATAAAGGATTTCAGAAAAGTGTAGTAGAACAACTCAAATCAGTATTCACTCAAGTTGGTGATTCTGATTTGGAATATGTGAAAAAAGAGTTTTCTAACTTTTGTATCAATCAAAACCTTAAACAAGCAATCGTTAGTTCAGTTGATTTACTTAAAGCTGGAAACTACGATAGAATCAAAGATTTAGTAGATAAGGCAATGAAGGTAGGAGTTGATTCCGATTTGGGACACGATTACCTTTTGGACTTTGAAGAAAGAACTGAAGAGGTTAATAGAAACACTGTTCCAACTGGTTGGGATTGTATTAATGAACTTATGGATGGTGGTTTGGGACCTGGTGAATTGGGAGTAGCAGTTGCACCTTCTGGTGTTGGAAAGACTTGGGTACTATGTGCTTTAGGAGCAGCAGCAGTAAAAAAAGGATTGAATGTAGTACATTATTCTTTGGAACTATCCGAACATTATGTTGGACAAAGATACGATACTGTCTTTACACAAATTCCATCTGCTGATGTGAAAGAGAAAAAAGAATTTGTTAAGGAAAAGATTAGTAGGTTAAATGGTAAACTTCTTATTAAGTACTTCCCACCCAAAGGTGTATCTGCTAAAAAGATAGAATCTCACATTGAGAAAATGACAGCAGCAGGAAATAAACCTGATTTGATAATTATTGATTATGCTGATTTGTTATTATCTCACACTAATAAATCTGATTCAACTTATGGAGAGCAAGGTGGTGTTTACATTGAGTTGAGAGGAATTAGTGGAGAGTTAGGTATTCCAATTTGGACAGCATCCCAAACCAATCGTTCAGCAATTGATTCTGAAGTTATCGAAGCGGATAAGGTAGCAGATTCCTATGCTAAGGTAATGAACGCTGATTTCATTATGAGTATCAGTAGAAAGAGTAAGGATAAATTGAACAATACTGCACGATTCCATATTATGAAAAACCGATTTGGACCTGATGGAATTACTTTCCCATCTAAAATGGATACCAATACTGGATTCATTGAGGTTTATGATGGTAACTCATCGGATGGAATCATTACACAAAAAGAATCTGCAAATGGAGAACAAATGGAGAAAAAATTACTTCATAAAAAGTATGTAGAAAATTTTGGATAATATGAGATTATTATTAGGAGATTGTATAGACAAACTCAAAGAGTTAGATGATAATAGTATCGACTCTATTGTTACTGACCCTCCCTATGGTTTATCCTTTATGGGTAAAGAGTGGGATAAGAAAAAAGCAACCCAAGAAACCAAATCACAAGTTGTCAAAGGTTTAGGTGCTGGTATGAAAATGACCACCCTTGCTGACAACATTGAGTTTGAGAAATGGGTTACTGAATGGGCATCAGAATGTATGAGAGTTCTAAAACCAGGTGGTTATATGTTAGCCTTTGGTGGTAGTAGAATGTATCACCGATTGGCAAGTGGAGTAGAGAACGCTGGTTTTGAGATTAGAGACCAAATGATGTGGGTGTATGGTAGTGGGTTTCCAAAATCACTCAATATAGGAATACAAGTTGATAAAAAACTTGGTAATCAAAGAGAAGTAGTTGGTGAAAAAGTAAGGGGTGATGTTCAAAAGGCAAAGGAAAATGGTGCTGGTTACTTAGCTGACCCTGCAAATAGAAATAATACCAAACAATTTGGATATGGAACACAAACTATAACCAAAGGAAACTCTGAATGGGAAGGCTGGGGAACAGCTCTAAAACCCGCCCACGAACCTATTGTT